TTATTCCCCCTTCAAATCTTCGGCTGTAAGAATTGGTAAATCTTTGGTTAAATTTTCCGCTGTACCGCCGCCGTTTTGTTCATTATAGATTTTTCTTAATTTTGCCAATAAATCTTCGTCAACTTTCATTTTTAAAATCATTGCTATGCTTTGCAGGGCGTATATTGCCGCCCGTGCTTCATTTGCATTAATTTTATCCTTATAGTCAAATTCAGTAACTAATTTATAATAAACGTGTGCGGCTTCCTGCCGGAGTTCGTCAAAATTCTTTAAGTCCAGTTTCTTCCTCAACATACTAAAACCTCCTTTTTCCTATTGTAACAAACCTGTTTAAATGAAAAGCTAATCCCCCGGCTACGCTGGTGGTCATGACTTAGGAAGGGAATATCCCTTTATTTGGCATATTCCCAACCCTTATATAAATCCATAAAATGGAGTAGGAGAGACTAAATTTCAACCCCCAATTTTGGGAGTGCAGTTTCAAGTCTGGCAATCCTTTCCTCTGGTGTTTCGTTGGCTTTCTTTGCGGCTAACTCTGCAATTGCTTCCTGTTCCTTCCTTTTTACCGTTTCTGCCTGTTCCCTCTGTATTGCCTTAACTTGGAAATTATATCTACTTTCCAATTCACCTTTTATTTTCCTTGCGGCGTTTCCGTCAAAAGTCATGATTGTGGGATATACTTTCATAAAGTTTTCTAAATCCTTTTCCGTTTGTTTTAGCAATTTATTCCTGTCCATTAGTTTCACCCCCAATTTTGCCCTTGTTCATATATACACCGCTTTTGTAACTGGCGTTTTCAATGCCGCTTAATGCTTCAATTTGTGCGGCTTTTTCTTCATTGGTCAATTCTTTATTTCTCAATATGGAAAGAATCTTTTCCGGGTCTTTCTCCATTGCCCTATGCAATTTATTACTTTCTGCCTTAGTGTGTAGCTTTGTTCCGTTTCTCGTTGTATTAATTGCCATACTGTAAACCCCCTTTTAAAATCTCCAAAATGTGATTTCTATTACTCAATAGCATTTCAGCAGATAGCCCAAAATAGCTTTGTAGCTTGTCCCGTATCTTCTTTGACGGGTTGAAATATCCGCTTTCAATTCCTCTATAATAATATTCAGATATTCCCAATGCCGCCGCTGTATCTGCTTGCGTCATTTCCAATTCAATCCTAATTAGTTCCATATTCTTCATTGGGCAAACCTCCTATTTATAAACCATTTCTGCAACATTCTTACTATTACATTATACTACAAAATTTGCGAAAAAGCAACAATTACCTCTTTACAAATCAATTCTATTCGTGTTATAATATATGGTTTGTTTTGTAACAAAGGATTGGTATTTTACTAATCGTGTGCCTTGCAGATATGATTTTTCATTGATACGCTTGCGGCTGTAGGTTTTCTGTACGCCCCTGATTGAAAGTCTTACGCCCCCGGCTATAAATGTATGCCGTTTTAAGCAACTGGAAAATTTTTATAAAAGAAGGGGGTGGGGGGTATATTCTGGAAAATCCCCCGGCTATAAAAAAGCAATAATCCTATACCCGTCAATGAGTGAGCAAGTACCTCAAACCCTTGTGGCTGTAGCTGGAATGAACTTGCTCATATATGAGTAAGTAGGATTAAATGAGTAAGTAAACAACGCCGTTTTCGATATTTCTTCCAGTGGATTGGAAAATCTATTTGCTCATTCTGTTTCACTTGCTCATACATGAGCAAGTTAGTTAAACCATTACTACTACTATATTACAGGTACTTACTCACTCATTCCCATGTATAATGAGAAAATGAGCAAGTGCTTCCATGCAATTGGAAATTAACACTTACTCATTCCTAAAATTATTCCACAATATACCAATACGTCTTTCCGTCTGCCTGTCCTTTTCTAATGAATTTTTTATCCTGCAATGCTTTTCTCGCCCGTCTGTAGGTGATATTTGAAATGCCCATTGCCGTTACTGCCTGTTCCAGTAATTGCGACCACATACCAACGCCCTCGGCTTCCTGTAGACACTTCAAAATAAGGCTTTCGGCTTTGTCCTGCTTGTTTTCTTCCTTCCCGGCAAACTCGTTTTCCATTTCTTCCCGGCTTTTTGTCATGGTACAAAATTTTATAGCCGGGGCTTTTACCATTTTTCCCCTTGCGTCCAATCCTAATTCTACGCCCTCAATTGAAAAGGCAAATCCAGTTTCTTCCTTGGCATGGTTGCTCTTATTATGGTAGACATTAACAACGCCTGTTTCCTTGTCCTTTTGCAGTTCTAAAACACTTCTACAAGCTGAATACCAATCGTTGCTACCTTGTACCCTGCCGTTACCGCTTGCGGAATTGCTTTTGTTGTTATGGTGTAGGACTATGACGGCAACATTATATTTTTCCGCTAACCGCTTTAAATGGTTAATAGCCGCCCTTACGTCCTTACTATTGTTTATGTCCTGCCCGTCCTTCAATATATCTTTCAGTATGTCAAATACCACAACGTCATAACTTCCCACCTTAACAAAGTTTTCCAAATCGGGGTGGTCATACTCAAAACGCTGGTTTATGCCGTCCAGTAGGTGAAAATTATCCGGGTTATACCCTGCCGCCCTTAAACGTGGGAAAAATGCGTCTGAAACGGTGTCCTCTGTATTAACATATAAAACCTTTCCCCCGGCTATAAAATTCAAATGCGGCAATTCTCCGCCGCCCTGTGAGATTTTTGCACATAGGGTCAAGGTCAATAGACTTTTAGCGGAACTTGTTCCGGCATGGATTAAATTTACATTGTTCTTGTAAATATATGGCAGCAATATAAACTCTATCGCCTTCATTTCAACCTTGGATAAATCTGTTAGTTTTAGTGTCCCGGCTTTGGCTTTTTCCTGCTTATTATAGCCGGGGTTTTCTTTTTCCTGTTTTGGCGGTGTTGAGACATAAACACCACTAATTAAATCTATTCCCAATTTCTTGAATATGTCGGTTGTGCTATGTCCATTGTCACAATCAACATATATCCTGTAATTATCTCCCATTTCTCTGTACCTAAAATTAGCATGACTACCGCATATTGGGCATTTACTGTTTGGCATATATTCAGCTTGCCATTCTTCAAAAGTGGGGTAGTCCTCGTTCTCAAAAATTGAAAGTGGGTCAAGGTTGAGTTTTGCCCGTTTTTGTGTTATACTTTTATTATGAATTACATAAAAATTTCTTGCTGTTGCCGCATTGTCGCCCAAACAATAAGCGGCATTTTTATTAGTCTGCATTTTCATTACCTCCTGTTAATTGCTTGTTTTTTGCTTCTTCAACACGTTTTTTCATTTCTTCCCGTCTTGCTACCAATGCCGCTTGTTCTTCCTTGAATTTCCTTGCTTCTTCGCCTATCTGCTTGGCAACTTCTTCCGTCACATAGAATACACCGTCAATCATGGTACATTCAGCGTCCCCCTTGATACATTTATTAAATACTGTGTTTGGGTGACACCCTGCGATTTCTGCCGCTTCCTGCTTTGTTAATAATCCCTGTTCTCTATACTTATTTGTCCTCATTTTTCTACCTCCAATTTAATTTATTCCCTGCCGTTATGCGGTGGGTATGTAAGGAAGGGTTAACCCTTCCCGTTGTTATTCTTCAAGAATCCAAAGTATTTCCATTGCGTCAAGTTCGGTTGCAATTGGATTGTTTTCATTGTTTAATGCCCTTTCCATACTGCGTTGAGAAATTTCCTTTAATCTTTCAATCTGTTCTTTCCTTGTCATTTCGTGACCTCCATTCGGTTTTATAATAGGGGTTAATTTTTAACCTCTTTAATTGCATACAAAGGTTTGTACGCTATATTTATATTATACAATACTTTGTACGCAAAATCAACAACAACCGATATACAAATCAATTTAATTTCTTACATAATATTACAGCTATATAAAGCGGCGGAATTGCTATTTTATAGCCGGGGGGCATAAGTAAAGCCGGGGATTGAGATTGCCCCGGCTATAAAAAAGGGGTCAAATATTAACCCCTTAATCTTGCTTTGTCCTTGCTTGATATGAAAATGGGTGGTACTCCGCTTTTGCCTTTAAATATTCAGCGTGTGCCGCTTCGGGTGTGTCAAAATACCCTAAATACTTTGTTTTGCCGTCAACGGTTATCCTCGCCCGGTACTTGCCTTTATACTCACCAACTCCGGGCAAATTGCTTTTGTTTTGTTTCCGTGTACCCTTCATATTTTGATTGTTTTCGCTGTGTGTGGCTATTCTCAAATTCCAACGGCAATTATTCAAGCCGTTCCAATTTTTATGGTCAACCTCAATTTTGGGGTCTGTAACGCCCATAATTAAGCGGTGTAGCCTTATTTGCTTTCCGTCAACATTAGTCATTACATACCATGTGTCGCCCCTCTCGGAATATCTGGCTGTCCATGTACCGGGTACGCTGTCCGCTTTAGGTAAATCCTCCGCACTGATTAAAGCATACATTTGTTGTCCTTTTCCCATAACCCATATATAACAAGTGTCGTCTATTATTTCATAGTAATTTTTCACCGCTTCGCCCCTTTCTTTGGTATATTAATATAATTGCCTTTTTCTCTGCTAATAGTCTCTAACGGGTTAAAATCGTCAAAATTCCGCTTTAAATCGTCACTAAACATATTCACATATTCCCGGACGGTTTCAATACTTGAATGTCCCAATACCTTTTGAAGCCGGAATATATCGCCGCCGTTTAATATCCAGTTCTTGGCGAATGTGTGACGGAACAGGTGAAGGGAAGTTTTGGTAACTCCACGCAGTTTGTTATATCTGGAAATGGCATGTTTACAGGAATTTTCGTCCAGTTTGCCGCCGTATGAATTGCAGAATAAAAAGTCGTCCGCTTCGCCGTTTCTGATACCCATATATTCAATTAAAACCTTTGTTATGGTCTTGGATAGGGGTAAATGACGTTCCCGGCGTGACTTACCATGTTTGATTTTTACAACTGCTTCATTAATTAAAATGTCCTCAATTCTGATATTAACAAACTCACCGACACGAACACCCGTTGCAAGTAGAAAATTGACCGTTACCCAATTCCTATATTCTGCAAAATCCTTCATATTAGGCTTTTCCAGTAATAGCCTTAATTCATGTTCTGAATAGGTTTCTTTCATTTTCTTATCTGCTTTTATCAGCATTATTTTGAAGTGGGGACAATAACCCAATGATTGCCAATAGTACACAAACGCCCTAACAGCCCGTAAAGAGGTATTAACGGTTATGTCGTTTACTTCGGTTTCCTCTTTTAAATGCAATATATAATTGTCTATTGTGGGTTTTGTGATTTCTCCAATGTGTTTAATGCTTATGCTTTCAAGAAATGTTTCAAACTTGGTAAAATAGGCTTGATAATAAACAAGCGTTTTTTCTGCCAAATTCTTAATTTTGCAATGTGTGGTGAACTCCTTAAATCCCTCTTTAAGTGTTTTTTCTTCCGTTGTTTTCTGTTGAATTGATAGTTTTTGTCTTGCCATATGGTACACACGACCCCTCATTTTTTATTAAAAAATCGTGTGGATTACAGGGAATGTAAAAAGCGTCCCGAAAACCTCGGAACGCTTGATATTACTTGTGGCGGAGAGAGAGGGATTCGAACCCTCGGTACGCTATTAACGTACACACGATTTCCAGTCGTGATACCGATTATACTATATTATACTGTATCACCCTGTATTGTAGTCATTACAAGGACTTGAGCGGAATAGCAAACGTAAACTCAAGTCCTTGACGGGCATATTTTTTCTTTAAAATGTCACAATTTTGTCACAATTTTTATTATAGTATCAAATATGTATACAATGTTTTCATTTTCGGTAAGTTGGGAAATTATCTCTAGAAAATCAGCTTTGAATTCTGGGTTGAAATATTCCATTTGTAAAACTCCAAAAATATCTCTAATACCAGTTTCAATCTTTTCTTCCATACAAATTTACCCCCTCGTTAACCATAATAATTTATATTACACTCATCATTATAATTATAGAACACGCGTTCGCCGACCTCAACCATCTGCACTGTTTCGATATTTTTCGACGAGTATCTGTATTGAGTGATGTTGATTTTCGACGAAATATGGCGAAAAAATTTGAAAAAATCTTTTGTTTGAATTTGAATTTAGGTGTTGACATTAAATCTTGAATGTAGTATACTTAAATCAAGATGACAAATTAAAGCCGAGGTGAAACAAATGAGGGAATACGTAAATCCAAACAAGTTAATATTTACAGAAGAAATGCAAAATAAGCCATTAGGCGAAGTAAGCGAAATATATAATCCTGTAGTATGTGTTAAAACTGAGGATGGACTTAAAATAATAGATGGTCACAATAGAGTAAACGCTGCCATTGAATGCAACTTAGAAGTTCCTTATGTGGCAATAGAAGAAGAAAAATATATCGAACTGCTTGAACTAGGGTTCGATGACATTGAAATAGCTTATGCAATACTAATTGAAAACGGTGAACATGATGCGGCTACAGCCCTGGATCAACAATTTCCTGGAGCTATGGTGTCTCGAAGGGGGACAGACGCATGGATGAAAATATAAAAATGAATTGGAGTGGTAAAAATGAAGAGCTATTGCACACAAAACAACGGGGACTGCACAACGTGCTCACTTGTGAGCTACAACAAGGACTGCATGAATACCCCCATTTGGGGCGGCCGCAGGGAAGGAGCCGGAAGAAAGCCAACTGGACGAAAGAAAAAAATATACTATGTTACTGATGATGAGAACGCAAAGTTGAGAGAATACCTACAAGAGCTTAGAAGTCAATAACCCACCACTAAAGTGGCGGGCTTGCAAAAGCCTTTATTGACTAGACTAAGCGAAAGCTACGTTACCTATATCATAACACCTACGAATGTTTACCCTAGTTCGTAGCTCTGTTGCTTAACTTTAAACAGTTCTGATGGGTAGGAACAGTGAGTTAAGTGTAAAAAGTATAGGTAACATTGTCTAAGGGTACTAACTCCAGAAAGGAGGACATAACTTGAGAGTATATGTCATTAATCAAAGAAAAGAACCATTAATGCCAACAACGCCTTGTAAAGCAAGAAAACTTTTAAAACAAGGTAAAGTTAAAGTAGTAAAAAGAGAACCATTTACAATTCAATTATTATACGCAACTGGTGAAACCAAGCAGGATATAACATTAGGTGTAGATGCTGGAAGTAAAATAATAGGATTGTCTGCAACCACAGACAAACAAGAATTATTTTCAGCAGAAGTAGAATTGAGAAACGATATTGTAGACTTACTATCTACACGTAGAGAATTCAGACGTACAAGAAGGAATAGATTAAGGTATAGAAAACCCAGATTTTTAAATCGTGTTTATAGTAAAAATAAAGGTTGGTTAGCACCTTCTGTTGAAAATAAAATACAAACACATTTAAAAATAATAAGTAAGATACACGAAATTTTGCCTATATCAAAAATAATAATAGAAGTTGCTTCTTTTGATATACAAAAGATTAAAAATCCCGATATAGAAGGTAAACAATACCAACAAGGAGAGCAATTGGGATTTTGGAATGTAAGAGAATATGTCCTTTGGAGAGATGGATATAAATGTCAAGGCAAAAAGGGTTGCAAAAATAAAATATTAAATGTACATCATATAGAATCAAGGAAAACTGGTGGAAATTCCCCAAGCAACCTTATTACTTTGTGTGAAAGTTGCCATAAAGATTATCATGCTGGTAAATTAAAATTAAATTTAAAACGCGGTCAATCGTTTAAAGATGCAGCTTTTATGGGGATTATGAGGTGGACATTTTATAATAAACTCAAAGAAATATATTCTAATGTAAAAATAACTTATGGATATATTACTAAAAACACTAGAATACAGAATAATCTACCAAAAGAACATAGGATTGATGCATTATGTATAAGTGGTAATCCTAATGTTAAAAGATTAGATTATTGGTATTATATTAAGCAAGTAAGAAGACACAATAGACAAATTCATAAAGCCAATATATTAAAGGGCGGCAAAAAGAAATTAAATCAAGCGCCATATTTAGTAAAAGGATTCAGATTGTTTGACAAGGTAAAATACAAAGGAGAAGAATGTTTTATATTTGGTAGACGCAGTTCTGGTTATTTTGATTTAAGAAAACTTGATGGTACAGTTATTCATAGGAGTGCCAATTGTAAAGATTTAAAACTTATAAGCAAGTCAAAAACATTATTATGGGAAAGGAGGATAGATGTGGCTGTTTCCTCACATGACTAAAGCCACGTGTCTCCACAGCCACAATTTTATGAAAAGCCTCGGTGATAAACTGGGGCTTAAAAATTTTTTGCAAAATATTTAATTTTTGTATTGACATTTGTAACGTTTCCGTTATATAATAGACTCGTAAGGTAACGGAAACGTTACAGAAATTTGAGGAAGGTATTATATATGAAAAACGTAATGTCAAGAGCATGGGAAAGGATGATAGTATGAATGAAAATTTGAAAAAAATATTGGAGACCGCCGCATCGGGCAAAGGAGACCTCTGGCGCGAAACAGAGGTTGCAGCAAAAATCCTTTTGCGTGGTGGATACGAAGGTCACGAAGAAGACCTGTCGTATATAGAAGATGTACAGGACTGTCTAGAACTTGAGAAAGTTTTGTCGCAAGGTCAATGGTACTTCCAAGAGGCTGACACATGGAAGTACGAATTTTGCGAAGAATACGCCCTGAAAAATTTCGTCTTCACATTTGCCGAAGCTGCTGAGATATGGGGACTTTCTGAATCAACTCTCCGGAAAGCCCAGTTTGACGGCAGGTTCCGCGAAAACGAAACAAGGAAGTCCGGGAAAATTTGGCTGGTTACGCGTCGGGCCATGGAAAGGATATATGGCCCGACGCCGGATAAATAAATTCGAAAAAATTTATAAAAATGTATTGACATCGTAACGCAAACGTTATATAATAGACTCGTAAGGTAACGGAAACGTTACAAAAAACAAATCGAGGGAGGAATTAAAATGGTAAAAGGAAGCGCACAAGAAGGTTTGAGAAAGTGGTTTGAAGCTTGGGAAATCGAAATCACAGAAGCTTGGAAGGCAACAGAAGAAGACGGAAGCTGGAGCGCATACGAAAACTTTTACAGGGATTGGGAAGCAAACTACATAGATTGGTGTCAACAAGGGGATTGGAAAGAAGTAGAAGACTTCAAAGCCGAAATCAGAAAATTGGTTGACTAATCAAAACAACGGAGGGGTTCATCCCCTCCACCTAAAAACAAACAAGGGGGAATTAAAATGTTTAAAGTATTTGATGAAGCGGTTGTAAATGGAAGGAAATTTGCGATACTGGTTGACGATGAATCTCGTACGGCTTGTGAAGCAGTATGGGATGAACAAAACGGACGTTGGGAGACAGATTTCGCATATCCGGCAGTAGGAGTTGACAGTATGGATGTAGCAGCAGAACTTGATTTTGACGGAGCCGAAAAAGCCGGATACAGCTTCAAGCCTAACGCAGAGTGACGGGGCGAGCGCCCCGGTAATGCGGGAGCCCGGTCACAACCCCGGGCGATGCAAAAATTACGGTTGGCGGTGAGCCGTGAAAACTGCCATAAAGGAGGTTAAAATGTATAAATTTGATGCCCATCCAGGATATAAAAGATATTATACTTATTCTGTGTGGCAATTAGAGCCGCACAAGATGGAAGAAGACCTTAAACAAAATTTGCCTTTTGATGGTACTATATACAAAGGCGAGTTAGGGAGCATAATACCCATACTCAAATGTTTACAATGTAGTTGCACTTTTGAATATGACCCTCAATTCCCAACTTGCCCATTTTGCGAAGGTAATGCAAAATGGGATGAAACAGGGAAAACGTTGAAAATATACTCTTTCCCCGATACTTTGTTTATTAAGTATCGGTACTTTAAAGACTCAGAAGGGAATATCTACGGAATTCCCCAAGGGCATATAGAGCATAGAATCCCTTTATTTAGCTTTCTCGGCGATATGGGAAAATACACTGAAATTCCAAAGCCATATTTTTCTCTTATCGCTTCATACGAAGAACCTTGTGGTACCTGCGGGTATCATTACTATGGAATATACAAAGACCAGGATGGCGGTTTGTGGGAGTTGTTTGAAGACCATCTCTCTGGGGATGACTTTGTTAAAATTTTTAAAAGCTTTGGAAATAGATGGAAAACTATTGAAGAAGCTGTTCAGACTTGGAAACGGTGGGAAGAAGAAAATGAGATTGCTATATTTATTCAAGAATAGTATAGCCCCTATAAAAGGGGCTATACTAGAAAAAATATTGATAAAAACGTTTCAATCCTTATTTTCCTGGATGATTATAGTTTAGCAGGGATTGAAACGAATGTCAAGCCCCGAGACTAACCCGGGGCTTTTTTATATTTCCAAACGTTTGGAGATTTACTTTTTCAATTCGTCAATCTGACTCTGCAACTGTGCTAACAGCGCAAATGTTTCAGCTCTTGAAATCTTGTCGTCAAACCTTTTTTCATGTATGACTATTCTTGCCGACAAATAGCTATACGGTTCTTCTCCCCAGTGAGGCTTCTGCTCCTGTGGAAATACCTTCAGCCTGCCAAACGCTGTGAAATTGTTGAACATCTCAGTTTCAACAACTCCATATGCGGTACCTCTTGCATGTATTACTCTGCCATTGCCTATGTACACCCCAACGTGATTCTTGTATCCGTTGGAATTTTGGTAAAATACCAAGTCGCCTACTTCAAGCTTCGATTTTTGAACCGGCTCGCACAACTGATACAATCCGTCTGCCGTCAAATCTGTCCGAATGAGCCCCAGTTGCTCCAATGCCCACACTATTAACCCACTGCAGTCGAAGCATTGCTTACCAAGCCACTTTTCAGCCGAATATCCGTCAAAATAATAATGCGACCGTCCGAATCTATTCACAAGGGTATTGAGCAGGCCCTTTGTCATTACTTCGCCCTGTGTTCCGTAAACGTAACCGCATCCCAGCTTTGATTTTATTAGTTCAATAAATTTATTCTTCATCCTTACCACCTCCTATACTGTCAGCCGTATCCTTCAATTTTGTTAGTGCCGGCTTCAGGAATGGAGGCATTGGCAAGCCGATGACCGCCAAGTTTTCAAGGATACTCAATCCTTCATTGCCAATTAGCCAACAAGTCGTAGCCAAACCAAAGAATCCATTCGTAGTGAATTGTAGTCCGACCTTCTCAATCAGATAACTGACAACAAAGTCAATAAGGAAGCCAAGGACCACAAGCAACATGAACGAAAACTTTTTCAGTATGCCTTGCAAACCCTTCCATGAGGACAGCTCTTTCTTGAAATATGCTCCAATTACTCCAGTGGCATAGTCAAATAGCATAAGAAGCGCCAAAACTACAACAAGCTCAGTGAAGCAATTGAGCAAGTAGCTTGTTACACCTGTTATTACTGCCAGGATCCCCTTTGTTTTTATCTCTAAGTTTGTGTTCATCATATCGTTTTGCCCCTTTCATTTGATTTTTTGAATAATAAAAAAGAGCCTTGCCAGCTCTTCGATTACCTTGGTATGCCATACCTTTCAAAGCGCCCGGTCCGCTCAAACCAGGACATCAATTCATCTGGTTGAGCGTGACCAACGTATATCTCAGATATTGTACCTTTATAGTAGTATTCCCTCGCGCTGGTGCTTTTTCGACAACCTATGTGAATATGATTTCTCGATGTAAGTGTTCCGGACACATTTGTTGTACTGACAAGTCTTCCGTTTTTGTACTCGTCCAAACTCACACCGTCGTAAGTCACAACATAAAACAATATTTCGTTTGCAACAACTGGTACGCCTAATGAAGACATAGCCCCCAAGTCATTTGTTCGAAATCTCAATCTGCTTGGCGCTGATGGAGAATATAGTATTCCATATTGGTTTGTGTTTGCGTCGTTATTTTTTGCAAACAAATACGATTGCACATCGCCCGTCGGTCTTGCAACAACTGAAATAGTCAGCGGTCCCTCTCTTGTCGCAACTGTGATATCTGCGTCAGTATTATTTTCTACAATGCAATAATCGTCTACGCCGTCAAATTCGAGTCCGTCAGGTGCCCACTTCGGGCCGTAAAGCCACGCTGATTTGTCGGGCTGCTTGAAGGTTGAGTGTCGAATTAGCGCAGGTGCTTTGAACCATCCTATGCCAGTATCTCCGGCAGATGCAACGCTTAATCTTAGTATAAGCTGCGCCCTAACAGCATTGGCAGGAGCTACCGCATTTTCTATTATTAATTCAGTGTCTTCTGCTAATGATGTGCTTGCCGAGAGAGTTCCGCCCAAAAACGATGTTCCATCGTGCCAAGCAAGCCGCAACATCGCGACAACATCAAAAGAACCAACTTTTGCTATGCATTTGCAGGAATACGCCTGACCCGGGACAACATTATAAATCCATTGAGCAATCTGTATTCCACTGGTCCCCGGAGTTGACGGGCTTGCTGTTATTTCTATTTTTGCGTATTCATTTTCGATAGACACATTCCCGGAAAAGCCTGATTGAGTCGTGGATATCCAATTGTCTGGTACTCCATCTCCATCGCTGTCCACAAATTGCGAATTTGTGAGCAAATTGTCAAAAGGTCTATTTATCATGCTTCTATCAAGTGCCTTTTGACAAAACGGATCCGTTGTAAAATCATAGTACAGCCTCGCCCCTGGTGGCGGTGTATCAATCATCAACCCAATCACCCCATTTCAAGACATCCGCATAATCTGTACAATTTTCTTCATTTTCATCGTTACATGTATGTTCTCTCAATACACCTTTTATTGCATTTTCATGTCTTTCAACTAGCCAGTCTCTTATTTCATTTCTTTCATTTTGAGAATCAAAACGTAAATCAAATGAAATTACTACATTTTCAGCTCTTCGAGTTATATAAATATGGTCTCTTTCATCACCTAAAACAATATCAGTCTTATTTGCTATTTTAGTAAAAAGTGTTTTTATAACTGCTTTCTTACTTGCATTAATATACAATTCTCCTGATAAATTATAGTAAATCATATCCTTATACCTCTCTTATTGTGATATTTGCTGTAAACCCTGTTGTGATTGCTTGGTCATTCGACAATACAACCTTGATTTTCCCCCTGCACCCAACCGCAGGTAACTGTCTTGTGTGCGCCTGTACTTCCTTCCCGTTTGCCCTAGTCGTTTTTCTCGGAATTGTGAACCAAGCTACAAAATAGTCTTTCGAACCCAACGTGTCGTAGACTTCAACCGTCAGGTCCGTCTCGCTTGAAGGGTTTTCAACTTCAAGCCTCAATGCACTTTTTATATTTCCTTCCGGCGTTATCACAACTTCTCTGAGTGAATTCGCGCTCCCTGCGCTGAATTCGGCAGTACCGCTACCTATTGCTTTGCCTGACACAACCCCGGGAAAGAAATCGGCTATGTTGATGTAGCTGTCGTCTTCTCGAAGAACTCTTCCCGACCTTGGGGACATATTTTCTATCATATCAACCTCTCCTTTCTGTTTTTGGGTATAAAAAATAGAGCCGAAAGGCTCTATGTTGGTTGGAGTTGAATTATTTGTACTTCAATATTATTTTGTCGCCTTGGATTTCTGCTTCTAAACCCAAAACTGACAATTTAATAAGTATTCTACCTTCGACGCTTTTTATGCAATATTCAGGAATTTCAGTACCATTCCTGCATAAAACAGGTTTTTTGTCCGGAATTGTAATATACCATTTATCGTCTTCTCTTGTGATGTTTTCTTGCCCTACAGCTCCAATAGATATATATTTTTCTCCGTTAACTTCTTCTAAGTATAAATCTCCGGGTATTATTTTGACCTCTTTAAACACTTTATTTTGAGGTTTAGTTAGTGGCATTTCGATGTTCACCTCGGCTCCTGTTTCTTCCTTGCCTTTTTGTATCTCAACTCTTTTTAGATCCTGATTCCATTCAACTTCAACCCCTAATGCTTCTCCGGTCGCTCTTAGTGGCAAATATGTTCTTCCTTCGACTACTAATGGAGGATTTTCTGATTCAAACCTTTTTCCATCAACAAAAACTTCGAAAGAAGCTTTCTGCGCCGTAAAAATATCCGAATTTACAGCAAATGCAGTAAACGATAAAGAAGTTATAACTCCTAAAATAAAACCTACTACAATTTTTTTCATATCTATGCCCCCTTTTGTTTATATTATATTATTTATATTATTATTATATCACATATTCTTCTAATTGTCATTAATAGCATCTAAAAGTTGCCGCAGCATATCGTGAACTTCCTGTAACATTTCTTGCTCGTTTGCTCCGTATGAACTACTTGCTGATTTTTCGTCAAATGAAGGTATTGCATTCCCATTTATAGATATATATCCGCGTAACCCAAGCACATTCCCGTGGCTTCCTACAACAAGGCTTGCTCCATTCTCAGGCAAGAGTGTAACCCCTTGCCCACTGGTTGCATTATAAACTCTAAATACAAGATTACCATTATCGTAGAATTCCCAGTCTCCAAATTGTGAACTTGTGTTATTCGTTACGAAGCCATTGAGATTACCATCATCATTGTAACATCTAATTTGATTTTCAGAAATCTCAATACGTCTTCCTGATTCTGCCGTCCTAATCAAACCACCTGTAATTGTTGAAGATATTATCTCACCAAAAAATTTACCCTTACCATCTTCCATCCAAATACTGTCAATCCATTCTCCCTCTTCTCCTGCATTCTCATCCCAGGCTTGGAATCTAAAGCCCTCTTCAGCGCACAAAATAACTCTTTCTGTTTTTGCTTCGTTTGTGATTATTATTTTACCACCTATAAATTCACTGGCTTCTATAAGTCCTTGAATATATGCAGATGTGGCTGACATGTGTCCAGTATTATCTACTGTGAAAACACCATTTCCAATGTCAATGCTGCCACCTTTTATATCACTAGCTTCAATTAAACTTGCAAGCACTTGCCCTGTAAATTCAGCATTGCCTTTGAGATTCAATTTTGCTTTATCCTGTTCAATCGTAACATAAAAAACAGGCTCATAATTTCCCTCTCCATCGCCCAAATCAATCTTTATGCCTTCTGTTGCGTTCATTGCGGCTCTAGCTTTTTTGTCAGAGCGAATCGCTTCGAATCCGTTTTCAGGTCCAATACGAATACCGTTATAAACTCTTTCTTTATGCACCGTTGACCGTTCTATTTGATTAACGCTATCAATGAAGTCTGGAACAAAATTGCCTATCTCCACATCACCAGTTTCTTCCGAAATCGATTTAGATATGCTCAATATTCTAGTTTCTATGTCGATTCCTAACTTGTAATCATAGACTTTTACAACGTCTCCAACCTCAAAATCTTCTTCCTCACCTAGCAGCTCTTTTAACAAAGCTACAGAAAGGGAATAAGATACGGTTGGTTGATTATTAACTCTTTTTCTTCCGTCCACGATTCTAGAAATGTTTTTAATATTTTTTCTATAAGCAAAGTAAAATCCTTTGTTTGCACCACGTTTTTTCACAAGAGATACAGAAAATTTATTAAAAACAACTTCTGCGTTATAAGCTGCTGCTATTAAAAACAATGCATCTCTTTTTACAAGAGCCTCTTGTGCTGATATTGTTTTTACAACATTAAATTCATCGTCAACAAAATCTATATTAAATTCTGTTCCTGACAGCAATTCTAATAGCATATCAAATGCTGTTCCGTCACTTGTAAAATAATCCATCTTGTAATCGTCTAGCATAAGGTCATAATTTACATGTTCTGTCTGAACCGCTATAGTCAATGTGTCGTCACTGTTTCTATTTTCTTCCGTATAAACTATTCTAAAGTAATCCCCATTAATTTCCACGATATTTCCAACCGTTAAATATTGGCTCTTCTCTTCGTCAATAACTGTTGTAAATTCAAATGTGTAAGTTCCGTTTAAATCTTCTGTTAATGTATCATTGAAAAAATCTACAATTACAGCCTTTAAATCTCCTACGTTCTGTTTATAGTCTGATTGATATACTTTAATTGTTTTATTTTTTACTGTTACAGAGTGTAAATAATTTGCCTTTTTGGATATTGCACTATCTAGAAAAGATATATTGTTTCCCAACGCTTGAACAGTCACTTGATAATAATTACCTAATTGTAATATTGAATTAAAATCGTAACTTCTAACATTGCTATCCACTATATAAGTATTATATACAAAGCCATTTATGTATAATATTAGTTTAAATTGTTTAACATTTCCTGATAAATCAGGGTAATTCCATTTTATTACGCCATTTTGCCATATTATGTTATTAACAGTCTCCAAAACAGGCATGTTAAGTTCTTTGTGCAAAACAGGATTTCCATCACTCATTTCAGATACTGGACCATCTAAATAAGCAATGTTATTGCCTAAAGCCTGAACAGTTACTTGAAAACTACTTAATTCGCCTTCATCAATGTATTGTTTAAAATCGTAAGAAGTAATACTACCATCTACTATATGTGTCTCAAATAAAAATCCATTTAGATATAATTTAACTTTAAATGCTTCTACATTTTCTATATCACCTGGATAAGTCCAATTAATAATTCCATTATTCCAAGTTGGTTTATCAACTTTATCAAGCGTAGGAATTTCTTCAATTTGATTCATTAATGATGGATATCCATCATTAACATTTTTTAACACTGTCCAAATATTATTTGGATATGGTGCGGTAAATAAATCGTTTAAATCAAATTTATTTAATCGCGCATCTGATTGTTCAATTATCATAGGATATCCGTCGTTAAAATCTTCTAACATACCCCATATTCTATTTGGATACGGAGCAGTAAACAAGCTATGTATATCAAATTTATTTGGAACTTCAACGTTTGACAAATAAGGATATCCATCATTTTGATATTGCAAGCCAATTTTCCAATCTGCCAATTATTTACCCTCCTTCATTTTAATTATTAGTTAATTTATTTGGTATTATTATATAATATTTTGGTGTGGAGGGAAGTATTTAGCAAGCAAAGGGTTAATTATGTTATACTCCAACCCAAATCTATGTATGTTTGCTTATTTTTCATTTCTGCTGTTGTTTTACCAATTCCACCTGAGGATGTTGTTTGTCCAGAAGTTTCTGTGTCCCATACAGAATTTATAATAGATCCGTTATTTGAACCACAAAAACCTCCAACGCCTGTATTACCTACAACAAATCCTGTTGAATAACAATCAACTATCGAACCTTGATTTAAACCTATAAATCCACCTACTTGACTGGATCCACTTACGCTACCTCTTGCCCAACTTTTTAATACTCTAGAATTACTCCCTATTCCCCCTATTAAGCCCCCTACATAGCGCGCATCTGCATTTAAGCCTTCATTAATATTGACTAAAGAATAGCTATAAGAGCAAACATTGTTATTATATAATAAGCCACACAACCCTCCTAAGTAATTTACTGATGGGGCTACTATATTTCCTAAAGAATAGGAGTTTTTTATAGAAGTATTACAATGACCACAAATACCACCAATATAACCAAGTCCATATTGGCTAGATTTTATAATACCTTCAAAAGAACATTTATTGATAGAAACACCACTACCGCTACAATACCCAACAACTCCACCTATGTGTGTTTTACTTGAATTAGACTCATTTACAACTCCAGAAACGTGACAATTGTAAATGCTATCTTCTGTCATATTTTCAGCATAGCCTACTAAACCACCCATATAGTTTTCGGTCGCCGAAACTATTATCACGTTTCTTAAATTTATGTTTTTAAATTTAGCACCATTAGCTCTACCAAACAACCCACCATGACCAGCTAAACTAGCAGACCATAAATTTCTTATCTCATAATTATCACCGTCATAAACGCCTGTGAATTCTACAGTTGCTTGACCAATGGGAATCCACCCTTCACCTGTACTGTATACATTTAAATCTATATCTGCTGTTTGCTTATAATGTGCTGATAAGTTGTTTCTTACAGCCCATAAATCTTGAGCATCTTCAACTAGATAGGGGTTTAGTTTTGTTCCATCTCCGCCGCCAAAATTACCATTTGCCATAAAAATCACCTCTTTATTTTTGTATTTTAAATCCACAATGGATTAAATTGGATAGTTACTACACAGTTTAGATTAGTTCCGTCAATTTCTATAAGGTTTTCACCGGGAGTCAATGCAAAAAATTGTCCTACATCTCCTGAGCAATTATGTATTACATTAACCCCATCTTTTTTAACCAAACCTTTACAATTGTCTATTATAATTTCAGAATCCGTTATTGATTCTGTGTAATTAATAGTTGTTTCATTTACAGTAATTGTAATATCATCAAAACTTCCTGTTATTTTTACAATAAAAAGAGCTCCCTCTTGAGAGCCTATATGTATTGGTTTTGTGCCTATATTTGTTATAAAGAATTCTGTATAACTGTTTACATTTTCTGTATATGTAATTGTCTCACTAAAAGCAAAAGGTTGACATTCAAATTCTACTGTAAATTCTTGCATTGTTGCTATTTCTTCTGCATCTATTGAATTAAAAACTGTTGCTGTATATATCTTTCCTGCTTCATCATCAAATTCTAAATTTGCATTTTCTGCTGATAGCCAATCCGATATTTCCCTTGCTTTTTGCCTTAACTCTTGCAAAGTTGTGCAATCTATTAAAGAAAACTTACAACTAATTATTCTCTTATTATAAGAAGAAAGTGGAAATGTGTAACCCCCATCTTTCCCAGGTATTTCTATTTCTCTTTTGCGTATTGAAGGTTTAATATTTCTATAACTTTTTAACACTAAACCAAAATCTGCAAAAGAGTGTTTATTGTTAAAAGTTAGCCCATTAAGCAAATGCTACACCTCCCCTTTTATTATCTTGTAGTTTTTTTAGTTCTCTTGCTATCTTTTTAATATCTGCTTCCTCTCTAACCACTAAATTAGCAATGTTAAAATTATTGTTTACTTCTGTTGCTACTTCTTTATTATTATTATTTAAAGGTTTCACTTTCGCACCCTGTGGAAGTTCCAAGAGTTCAGGACCTGCTTCACCAACTATTGCATGGCCGCGCTGTATGATTTCTCCACCTTTTACAAGCATCGGAATTTCCTTTATGTTTATACCTTTGCCACCAACTCCCGGTACCCAGTCGGGAACTTTTACATTGTTTACTCCCCGTATAAAAGCGTTTATCGCCCCAATGATATAGTTGATAGCCCCCTTAATATTGCCTACAATACCATCCCAAACGTTCTCGATATGCTTTCCTATTGCGTCAAAAATCGCACCAAATGTGTTTTTGAATCCTTCGACTAGTTCGATGATGTAGTCAAGGTATGCGCTGAAAAAGTCACGTATGCCGTTCCAAACGCCTTCCCAATCGCCTTTTATAAGAGACAAAGCTGTCTTTATTACTGCTGCAATCATATTCATGATAGGTTCAATGACTGGCAATAGAGCCTGAAACACTTCCATAACAAGTGGCAAAACCACTTCTGCTAATTCATTGAATATATCAAGTAATGGCGGCATTATTACAGCCACAATTTCATTGATAAGTTCCATCAAAGGTGGCAAAACAGTATCTGTAAACTGATTGAAAAGCTCAATCAATACAGGCAATACAGCGTCAATTACCTGCTTAAACAAGGTTATCAACGGTGGCAAAAGTGTATTTATAAGCGTCTTGAATAAATCCATAAGTGGCGGCAAAACAGCTTCGACAACATTCATGAACAGGTCAATCAATGGCGGCAAAACGTCATTTACAAGCATCTTCAGCAAGTCTATCAACGGAGGCAATATTGTTGTTGCTATACTTGAAAATAGGTCAATTAATATCGGTAAGACTGATTGTATTATGTCTGAAAGTAGTGAAATTACCGGCGGCAATACATCATTTGCAACTTGTGTGAATAGGTCAATCAGAGGTGGCAACGCTTGTTCTATCAGATTCATCAGCAATGGCAATACTGCGGCAACAACATTTGACAAAGTTCCAAATACACTCGATAGAACTGACCGTACTTGTGGCATATGTTCAAGAATGAAATCAAGAAAACTTTGCAGCATCGGCAATGCTGCGTTTGTGAGCTCTCTTACAATGCCTCCAAAAGCATCCTTTACGTCAGCCATCGTGTCGCCGAACTTTACGTTTGCCTTCACCATATCTTCCGACATGACAATGCCGAGCTCATCAGCTCTATCCCTAAGCTCTTTCATGCCTTCCGAGCCAGCGTTGAGCAGCGGCAACATCTCAGTATAAGACTTACCAAGCAAATCATTTCCAAGCGCATTTCTTACGGCTCCCTGTTCCATATCGGCAAGAGAATTCATAACCTCCGAGAATATTTCTTCTTGTGATTTATTTTTCAGATCATCGATGCTTATTCCCAGCGCTGCAAAAGACTCTGCTGCTTTTTCATTACCGTTCATCGCATCGGCCATAACATCGGATAGCTTTTTCATTCCGGTTTCAAGCTTACCTATGTCTGCGCCCGACTGGGATGCTGCGTATTTCCAGCGTTGCAGTTCTTCGCGGTTAATTCCTGTTCTCTCGCTCAGCTTGTCAATTTCATCTGCGTATTCTGCCGTCTGATTCGTGACTGCTATCAATCCACCTACCGCTGCGGTTGCGCCACCAACAATTGCAGCGCCCCATTTTGCCGCAGTCTTGACTCCGTTGCCAAGCTTACTGCCTAAGCTTTCCGCTTTTTCTTCCGTTTTGGCGATGCTCTTGTTCGCTTCTTCATTGTCTATAAAGATGCTCCCAAACAGCTTAAATATTTCCACACGCCTCACCTGCCTTTATGCTTCGCCACTACCGCCAGCATTTCTTTTTCTATTTCCTCGAGTGATTTTTGAGTGTACCTGTATTGCTTCTGGAAAAGTTCTTCCTTGAATTTTTCAAATTTGATTGGTTTCAGCCATTCAATTGCCATGAATGGATACATATTAGTCCAAAGTTCCCATGCTGCCTGTTCTTTTTCCTGTTCAATTGCGTAAATCAAATAATCCACGACTGCGGACAAAGGTAAGTCCATAATCAGTTGTGGATTGTAGGTTTTTGATAATAACTCAGCTATGCGCGGCCCTTTTATTTGACCGCAGATTTGAAAAAATTAACTACACCGGTATCTGAAGCCATTTCTTTTATGAATTGAATCAGGTCAATACTTTCAGCTTCCTGAGGTGTTATTCCTTTTACTTCGGCCACAAAAGCATAGATTTCCTGTTCTGCTTTATGTACTTTTCTAACTATCTGCATCATCAGGTCTGCCCCGACTTGGTTCGCATCGGCTTTTGGATCGGTTATTTTCAGGTCAAGCTTATCGATTATGGCCGATAGTTTCAACCCTTGCTTTAGTGTCAACATACTCATTCTCCTCCGTTTCTTTTTTGTGATTTAAGAACCTTATGGGTAGAAATAATCTGCCATTACACTTTGGACACAATTTACCATCGAATGTTCTGGCAGGATATATCTTTCTGGTTCCGCAATCTTTACATTCAAGCATCACATATCTTGGCAATGCACTATCCCCCTTAAAAATTCAAGGGCAGGTTTCCCCGCCCTATTCAATGCTTTCAACATCTTCAATTTCAAACAAATTCTTTGTATCGTCAGTTGCATCCCAATGAGCAAATACATTCAATGCAATTGTACCCTCTGCTTTGGGAGCTGCCGCAAGCGTCAGGCCGTTTTCTGACAAGGCATTATATAGCGTTATTTTTTTGTATTCGCCCTTCACGGTCTTTGCGAACATGGTGATGTTCTTCAAGTATGCGCTGTCCGGGATGATTCCTATGCTATCTGCGCCTACAGATAGCTTTCCAGTGACCTCATCATACTTGGCAAAAGGCAGCGCCATCTTCAATGTGTCCATAGATGTGTTTAGTTGCGTGACATTAAGTTGTGCCGTGATGTCGTCTACCACCTGCATGCCTTTTGTTTTCCCCTTGCTGCCGTCATATTCGATATCCCGGATGGTTGCGGTCGCAACAAACTCTCCACCCCCACGGGTAGGACCGAGCTGTTTTTCGTCCGTCTCGCCATAGTTGACGTACACAATTCCGTAATCAATCTGTATATTCTCAATCTGCTGTTGAGTGAGTGCCATACTCTCAACTCCTTCCATTAATTAACGGCCATGCTTAATGGCCGTTTAATGTCCTTCCAATATGTTTTTCTGCTTGTTCCCTTGCTTTTATAGCTTCTTCTAAAGTGTCGAAATAACCAATGTGTATTTTCTTTTTATTTGCCCTAATTTGAACCCTGTATTTATTCCCTTGTCTGTACCACCCAATTCCTCTATACCCCGTTTGATTATTAATACTCACTCTGCGGTTTCTGGATTGTTGAGTTTTGTTTGCCCATATGCAATTATCAGGAGAATAACCTTTATTAACATCCAGTCGTTCCAGAGAATAATCATTTGATGGTTTTTCCCCCATGTCTTTTAGAAAGTTGATAAAACTTTTCTTCCACCTGTCGCAAACCTCTATCCCTCTGCCACCATAATAATAATATTGTGGATAGTTTGGGTTTGAACATCGGCTAATCATCTGAACCCACGAGCGGTATTCTGGTGATACATTGTTGGTTTTTGCATGTCCATGAGTTAGGTTTTTGTTTTTGTTATAGCATCCGCAAGACACCGTCCTTCCGCTTTTTAACGATTCGCCTCTAATTGCTTTAATATTTCCACACTCGCATTCACATAGCCAAGCGGTATGTGATTTGATATTTTCAGCCCTGCGGATTACTTTTAGGCTTCCAAATTCTTTTCCGGTCAAATCAATAAATCTACTCATTTAAAACACCTCCGTAGTGTTCCGAAATTATAAAAACGAGGGAAGCGCAAGTCGGAATCTCGCGTTTTCGGTAGCGACCCTATCCCCCGTATTATCTAGCTTCTGCCGAATAGTCTTGCTTCGTAAATGTATTTCCTTCGCCGTATATCTTTATTGTCGTCTCTAAGTGGCATTTTGCGGTCTAAGTAAAAAGTGACCGCCAACCCCTCAGCGGTCAAAGTCTTTTTGTTGAGTGCATCATTCACAGTTTGCATAAGTGTTTCCAAGGCTGTTGTATCGCCATTAGCTGGCATATCCCAACCATCAACATCAACTGCCACCGTTTCAAATTCCTCTCCGTCATTAACAATCTGCGTGAAGTCATAGACGAGGTACGGAAACTGAGCATTGTCCGGAGCGTCCTGAAAATATAAGCGAGGATGGATTGACTTCAAATATGGATGTATAAGCTCACGTAGATTCTTCATCGCCCACCTCCTCATCTTCATTGATTAAACCAAGCGCTCTATTTTCGTCCTCAATCGCCGACAAATATTGGCCTTCTATCCGGCGAATGTCATCAATATGTTTGTATGTCGTTTCCCGTATAACTCCTTTTTTCGGCATTCCTTTTGTGCCTAATTCCTGATTCGCGCCATACCAGGAATCGTGTTTGACACCGATTTGCATGTCAGCTTCCTTTTTTCTTACCCAATATTGGGTACTGTTGTATATACGTCGGTGCCGTTTCATACCTGGAAGCTTTTTTAACTCCTGTATCATACGTTTACGGAGTAATTTTGCAACATCCTTCAGTGCTGCGCGGGATAGTTCCTGAATTGTATATTGAGCCCGGTCCACATTCGAAATAAATTCAATACCGTCCTTTTTTATTTTAGTAACACTCTTAGGCATTGGCACGGTTCACCACTCCCTGGCATATAAGCTCAATTTCTTCGCTGTTAGGTTCAAATGTCCTGATTATTGTGTATTCTTTGTCATCATACTTCAATGATTTTTCGCCTTTATATTCCCGTGTCCAAAGTACAAAAGTTAATTCCGGCCTCAGCCCGGTTGCGGCTGCTTGATAATACTCACTTTGCCTTATGGATTTTTTGGCGGCAAATGTTTTTCGATATAACTTATCTATTGTCACATCTCCCATTGCATTCGCGGTTTCCGTTTCAGAGATGAGGTACACTATCTTATCTTTCCTCACTCAATCACCCCGCAATTGGACAACGAGAGATTCAAAAACCGGGGAAAATTTAACTTCCCCGGCATTTGTGTTCCATAAGTCCGTTACACCCAAAACAATGACCGCCGAATCCATATTTTCTTCTTTTACACCAGCACGTCGCATGTAGTTTTTTACCGCTTTGATTTTTTGATTGAGTACACTGTCAAAATCAGTACTTTCAACCGGAATATTCAGACCGATTTTGCACTCAATCAAAAGTTCTTCGTTAGTCATTTCTACCACCGCCTATACGATGATATACAGGTCTATATCTTTTTGTCCATCCGGGTTACCGTTTAATGAGATTACATTCTTTTCGATGTCCTCAGCATCAGGTGTAACGGTGCCACTGTCAGCGGATTTATTAAACAGCTTTAAGATTACTTGCTCGTCCGCTTCCAATTTGTACGGCATGCCGAATACCTTACCCCAGCCAACATCAACAGTTACGGAATCTCCATCCTGTACCGGTACAGTAACACTTGTTACTTCCTTGAAAGCTATTGAGCCTGTAAAAGTGCCCGCTGTATCTGCTGTAACTGTATGTGTTTCGGTTATTTCCTCGTCTGCAAAGTTTTTACCTTTTACAACAATATCTCCTGCAGCAATATCTCCAGCAGTGCTGGCGGCCAAAACCACAACAATATTGCGGGGCCAGTCGGGCTGTGCTTCAAATTCTGTGATTACTAACGGTTCTGCCTCTTCGCCTGTGGTACATTGCGCACCGTCTATCATGCCGTCAGAGTCAGCAGCCACGGGGCCAGGAATATGAACATGGGCGATGAAGGCGCGGTCAACTGCCACGCCTTCAACATCGGTTGTAATTGTCTGCCCGAAATCATGTTTATAAGGAGCCATTGGATATACAGACATTATAACCCCTCCTTACGCCTTTGCGATGGTTACGAGAGAGTTCTTATCAATCACCTTGCCATCGCAAGCCATAACGGCTTTGGTCAGCCAGTCCTCAGTATCCCAATCCTGCTTGCGCTGTACACCCAAGTCATAATTGGTGTTGAATACATAATCATCAAAATTGAACAGGAATGCAAATACTTTGCCCTGTTCAAGCGTTGAACTGAAACTGTCCATATAATCGCCGCAAAGTATAACCTCACGGCCCAGTAAAGTACGTTCAGGCCTGCTACCAACGCCATAATTAATGCGGGCAATAGGCTGTCCATTGGCATCAGTCATGCCAATAAATGCCATGAATGTCTTTTTTGTCATGCACCATCTTGCATTTGCTTCGTATGCCTGCGGCAATGCAGCCTCGGCATTCACCAGGAGCTCATAATCTATTTTTTTTGCAGTAAGCGCCTGCCCTGTAGGTGGAGTTTCATCAAGGATACCTTTCGGGCCAACTAAAGCATTACCTTCGAGATTCCAAGCGCCTTTAATTATTGCGCTTTCAATCGCTTTTGTCATGGCCTCGGATACCTGTCTGACAAATACCGTCTCAAATGCTGGTAATGCCATTACAGCAGCCTCTTGTGTCATGGCAATTTCACAGCGCAGCTTGAAGTGAGTAAAGTCGATGCTTGTTGTGACAGCTTTCTTCTGCTTATCAGAGCCAGAGCCTTCGCTTACCCAAGTTGCAACCGGCTTAACTGATGAAACAGGAATTTTTACGCCTGCCGGGAATGATGATTTTGTGACGAGAGGCAAAATCATTCCGGTTGATTCGATTGTTTCTATGATACGGTTTGCCAACGGTACCGGGATTGCTGCCGTAAGGTCAGTGGTCTTGGTTACTTCGTCTTCCCTGAGTTCAGCCGGAATAGGTGTTCCACGCGTTACAAACTGCTGGAATGCTTTTCTGTATTCCATTTGTTCTTCGTCTTTTTCCTTGCGGGTTTCAGACGCAGCTTTAACCACGCCAGGAACCTGGCTGTTGACAATCTTTGTCCTCTCTTCCTGTCCTTCTCCTTCGCCTTCATCGTCCATGCTATTAATCATTTCCTGAAGGCTGCGGATTTCCTCATTTAGTGAGTCAAGCTCAGTATTAAGGCTTCTCAATTCCTCAACACTTTCTGTTTTTTCTGCTTTTGCGACTATTTCAGCTTTCCTGGTATTCTTCTTTGCCAGGATGTCTAAAAGTTTCTTTTTCATAGATTTACACCTTTCCCTTCATAATAATTTTTTGTTTTAATATTTCTTTTTCACGCAAGCTATCCAGCCGTCTTTCCTCGCTCTCCAGCAATTCAAGGCTCCGCGCATATACCGAAGTGGTATCGTAAAACGGTGTATCCACAACCGATACGTCCCACAATTTAGCAATATTTGTTACATCTCTCTTGGTTTCATCTTTTTCGAATGTCCAAGTGTCACCACCATCAGCTACAGTGAAGGCAAACGACATTTTATCAATTAAGCCTTCTTGGATTGCCTTGTACAAATCTCTATTGCTTTGAGTGTCTATAAGTTCAGCTATGATTTTCAACCCATTTTCATCTTTTATGAGCTGTAAAGACTTGTTTCTGGTCCTTGCCATTATCATTACATTGTCATTGTGATTGTACCTGAGAGGAACGTCTTTCATATCTGTCCTGTCCAACGCCCCCCGTTTAATTGTTTCAGTGAATTTCCTGCCTCCGATTTCGTGTGTTGCCGGCTTGTCATATGTAATTGCATAACCCTCAATAATCATCTTGTCGCCTTCAATGGCTCTTATGTCAATCAATCTGCGTTCAGCTTTACCCTTCATTATTGACCCCTGCCCTTCCTTTTTGGTATTCGTCAACGTCTTTCATGTTTACATAGTTAAGGCTTTGCAATCTTCTGTTTCCGTCCTCAAACGGCTCTATGCCAAACATTGCATTAATCTGATTGAGAGTCATTATTCCGGTTTCTTTTGCAATGCTTGCAATTTGTATCTTGTCTTTTGTAGACATATAATTAACTTTGCTATAATAACATTTGATTTTATGCCCTACGTCAAGCTCACGCTCTGTAAATAAGCATCCAGTCATGGCCTGCTCGAATTGTATTATAAAGTCTTCAATAGCTGTCTGATAAAACGCGCTGTGCTGTTCGCCGCTATAATCACCAGATAAAATAGCGGCGGATATTCCGTATCGTTCTTGTATAACAGCTTTTAAAAATTTAAGTGCTGAATCGGGTATATCTGGCGCGTTTATATTTACCGGCGTGAACTCTCCGCCCAAGTCAGTTGCTATCATGCCGGATTTGCTCGCGTAGATATGGCTTTCAAATTCGTCTCTTATTTTTTGCAATTTATCGGCTTCAGCCAGCGTCTTAGCATGATATACACCCTTAATTTGCAGGCTGGCTTCGATTGATTTTGGCAGGCCTTGAATTGTTTTATCTAATGCATCTATCGTTCTGTAAATTGATATATCGTTTACTTGCCCGTAATCGTCTCCACCACCAACAACGGTATTTGCGCCCCTACGCCATTTTAAATGTATCAGTTCCGAATATGGCAAAATAAAGCTGGACCCATCCTCAAAGTCCATTTTTACTTCCCATGCATTGCCGTTATTTATGCCTATATAAATATTGCTTGGCTTTAACGGATAAAAGGCAAGGTATCTTTTAAAGGCTCTGCCGTTTACCTCAATAATCTCATATTGTGGATATATAAAGGCGTTGCAAAACTTTCTCCTAAGCCATTCCACGTTGGCTAAAAAATCTGACGTTGTTTGCAATGGATTAGGCTTGCACCTAAATAGCCTGGTTATGTCATCATTTTGTATGGCAATTTTTTCTCCACGTTCAACAACGCTTTTTATTTCAATTTTTGATATTTCGCTTGCCACTCGGTCTATTGCGTTATTAACAAAATCTGATAAATATATATCGCGCCCAAAACTTGTGAATATCGGCTCTGCGTTTGCCAGCCAGGCATAATATTTGCTCTCTTTGCCCTTGAAAATATTTTTTAAATATTGCAATACGGCCAATTTGTCACCTACTTTCTATTTGATCAGGCTCATAAACTCCGACCTATGCCATTCAAGTGTTGCATAAGCTATAATTTTTGCAACAGTGCCGTCTATTCTTTTGCTTGTTTCCATTTTTGCTGGCATGATCCGACCAAGTTTGTCCAAAGTTATTCCTGTATTACAAAAACACCAATAGCAAACGGGGTTATTTTGATAAACAACTAATTTATCCCTCATATCTGCTTCCAGTGTTCTCATGGGATTATTTATAACCTTAAAATCCTGCGGAATGTTGACTGTGATTTTATCCCCGAAAATTTCTAAATATTTATTCTGAAAATCTTTTGCAAATCTATTATCATAACCGCTTTTAAATGGCTTCAAATCATATTCTTTTAGTAATTCATAATGCCATTCTGCAACTAGAGAACTGTCAACTGAATTTCCATCAACTATAGTAAGCCATCCTTCCCTTTCCCACTGACGATAATCAACATCATCAGGACTCATCTCTAGCTTGCTTTCAGGTATCCAGTAGTGAGTGTGGAAATATGTCTTTTTATCACCCGGCTTTTTTAATAATATTGTTGATGCACAAAGGTCCGTTGTTTCTGCAAAATCATTACCAGATATATAAAAGGCTCCTGTGAAATCCTTAAGGTCAAAAGTCTCAAGATTAACAATATAGCTCTGTGGTAGCCAAGCTGTTGATTCGGACTGTGGTAAGTTAAAATCTTTTGATAAAACAAAAGCCCTGGTTGCAGATGATTCTTTTGCTTCTTCAACCATTTGCCGGAGGAAGCTCCATTTTTTTATAACTCCTAAATCGGGATTACTTTTTACCCATGTCCTTTCATCCTGCCAAATTTCTTCCTCGCTATCCTGAGTATGTAACCAGATCAACCAACGGGGTCTTTCTAATTCCCCCCTTAATACTTTCCTCGCTTCTTTCAATCTTTCGTCCAAATATCCATCTCTTACAAAGCCTTCGGTTGTTATTTCGCCATAAATAGGTTCATCTTGCGTTGACAGTGCCTGTCTGATGGGCATTACCAAGCTGTTGTCTTTCATCTCATGGACCTCGTCAACGGATCCAACTTTAATGTTTCGGCCCTCCTTAGCGCCCGCCTTTGCTGATATTTTAAGTATGCAACCCTTATTCTGATAGCTGAATTTCCCTTTTTTCTTTTTCTGTTTTGGATTGCCAAAAAATATACCCTTGATGTTTTTTCTTGTAACCTTTGCAAGCGATGGACTTTCTTCGCGCATTGCATTTATCGCCTGAAACATAATATCTGCCTGAGCATAATCATTTGATGCGCAAAGAATCTTTGTTCCCATTTCACCACAAAACCATTCAGCTAAATCCATCGCTGCGACCAATGGCGATTTCCCACATTTTCTGGCTATTAACATTAGATATTCCTGGTATAATCTAACCCATTTATTAATCTCTTTATCGAATATCTTGAAACTGTAAAATGCTTCAATGAAAGCCTTTTGTCTTAACGTCAAAATAAAAGGCTTCCCAGCAAAGGGAGCCTCATAATGTTTGCATTCTTTTTCTATGAATTTAATCCGTTTGTGAGAATCAGCAGTATCAAATATTATCTCACTTTGAAAAGTATCATACAGCGCATCCGGCCTTTCCAAATATCCAGCCATAATGCTGAGCATTTGCATTAACTCTTGACCAATGAGTATTTCTCCGCTCTCACATTTAGCCATATACTCAGTAAGATAACCTGGGTATTTATCATATAGTTTATTCATACTCGTCAAGGCCATCGTCATAATCATCCTGTTCAACTGCAAGATGCTTCATAAGTTTATCCATGATATTTGTTAAGGTAGCAGAGTGCTTCGCAATGGCATTTGATATAGGCAAAGTCCTTTGCAATTTAGTATTTTCCGGGTGAAATTCTATCATTCCGGAAACAATTGCCTGCTCATTTAAGTGCTTTAAATATAGTCTTTCATAAGCTGCCTGCTCTATTAAACCTTCAAGCGCTCTTAATTTTCCCTCGTCTGCATTTGCAAATTCAGCTTTTAATCTATTAATCTCAGCCAACAACTCAGGATTTTGCATAACCTCACCTGCTCTCAATTTTCTTCAGAATTTTAAAACCGAAAAGTCAAAATTTCGGTGTGTATCACAAACACCTGCCTCGCCTTCGGTCTCCCGCCCCTCCACTTTGAGCATATATGGGGGGATATTTTGCTGTTTACTCTCCACTTTCAAATTGTATTTGCATTATTTTTGGGATTGCTCACCACCGCTAAAACGTTCCCACCACTTTAAAATATACTCGTCATACTCTTCAGGCATGCCACTTGCTATTCTCCGTCTCAAACATTCTTCCTTTGTACTGTCACAATAAATTAATTCGGCCCCGAGTTCTTTAGCAACTCTCTCACGCTCATATTTATCAGGATATCCCCCAATAATATAGGCATTGTTCCATTTGCCATGTCTTGTTTTTATCTGGTCATATAAATCATCTCTGAGTTTAAATACATTGTACTTGCAATTATCAGGCTTAATATGACTCGGCTGAAATGTTATTGCCTGCCATAAAGCATCTATGTCAAGGACAATATCCCCTTCCTGCATAAGTTCTTTTACCAGTGTTGTTTTTCCACTTAACGGACTACCATACACAATATAGACATGACGTTCTTTTCTTTTCTGTTTATAATAGGGTTTATGATCTCTGTTATGACAAGTTAAACATATGACCTCTATCAATTCCGGATTAAGAGATATATTCGCATCATCAACGTTAGTCTCATCCAATTCTATCGTATGGTGACCTATAAGATACTCCATACCTGGATATGCTCCACATCGTTGGCATCTGCCTTTTTCCTCTACTTTTCTTTTATAAGCCAAATCCCTCCAAACCTTGGAACAATAAAATGCATGTAACTTTCCCTCACTCATAACATCACCAATATTTCTTACTATCTATTTCTTTTTCATGCTTAAATCTTTCCTCAGCCAACTTCTGTTTATCCTGCTGTATCTTATTAAGCCCAAATATTTCAGCGAGTTTGTATAAAGCAGTATCTCTGCAATATGTCTTAAACTTAAATGTGCCGTCTTTACTCATAGATATTTCTTTTATGTTTTTTGTATTTACATCATCGCTATTTTTAAGTTCAATTACTGTTCTATAGCCAAAAACAGGCTCTCCATCTTCGCGATAATCAACTATTTGTTTTTCTGTTCTGTATGATAAATAGTTTTTTATATCGTCCTTGGCTATATCTGCAATTTCTTTTATGATTTCTTCAGCAGTAATAATAGCCTTTTCTTCGCTTCGCTTTATAACTTTACTTTTTAGTTCTTCATATCTTTGGGCTACCTTAGGGTTTTTAAGGAGTAAACATGCCTCCCGATCTATCGAATTATTAGACATATTTTTAGCATTATATGCCGCTTTGTAAGCTTCTCTCTGGCTTTTACCTTTAATTAATTCCTGTACAAATTTTTCTTGCTTTGCTGTTAATCCCTTCACACCACCACCTACTTTGAAAATAGCCTTATTATTTGCATGCTTTATCATCCTCTATCTCTTTCAACAATAAAAACGTAATACAGCATGCCGCATCTCTCACATAACCCGTGCCTGAAAATAAAAAAAGCCTCTCGGCAATCCTGCCATGCTTTGGATTTGTAAAATGGTTTCGCCCACTCCTTCACATCCACCGCCTCCCACCCCTGGCAAATAATAAAAAAATACCTCCGACTATTCGGAGGCTGTTTCATTAATCATTTCTTTTTAAGGGAGTCTTAGTTTGTCAAACTTCTACACTATTATTATAGCACTGCTTAACGGCTCATAGTGTAGCAACATTTTTTTCCATATTCTCTATGTGCCTATAATACATTCGTTTTATGTGCTGGGTGCTATATCCGAGCTCACGTCCTATTTGTTCCCACTTCAACCCGTTTACGTGCCTCAATCTCAATATCATCCTTATTGTCGCATTGTCAATGCTTTCAATGTATTCTTCAATCCTTGCCCGTTCATCCATCAGCTCGTCAAGCTTGCGCTTCAGCTTTAGCTCCAACCGCTTAGCCTTGACGCTGTAGCCTTCACTGTCATAGCCGGAAATTTTGAAATGTGTGAGGATGTACGGATGCTCAACCATGCTGCCAGTGACCTTGTCAGTTACATATTCCTCTGTAATCGTGTTCAGCTCTTTTCTGATAAGTTCAATTTCTTTTTGTATGCTTCCAAGCTTGCTTAGTTCTTCCTTGGTCATTTGGTAGCCCTCCCTTTCTTCAACCTCCTACCAAATCGAATATGCTCAACTTTCTTGAGTTCTTCGCTAGAGTGCCATTCTTGATACACTGCAAACCATGCCTCAGCTGTCATTGTGATCGTGTGTATTTCTTTTGTAACCCCGTCAATAATCTCATTGCAATCTGCTGCTAGTGCATACATCCGAACAAAGTCCTGCATCCTCATTGTTACAAACCATTGCCGGTAGTTCTCCTTGTGTGCCACGATAGGCAAGTTGCCGCTTCCTGCCGAATCTCTTATGGCCTGCCTCATGAAAGCTAATTTGTTACCTTCCGTGATGACGTCTCGCAACTTCACTTCAACGTGTATCCCCGGAAGCCCAACAACATCGGCACTGTCTACGCCGCCAGCGTATTGTTGACTACGTCTTGCGTCATATCCGTATTTGCGGCAAAGCTTGGCAAATTCTCTTTCGCCTCGCTTGCCCTTTTCTCTGCTATTTACCGACATCTATCTCCCTCCTTTCAAACCGCCAGCTTACCCATGCCATTGAATCGCTACTGCGATAATTCTTGCACTTGCTATCACCGCGAAAATTTTCATTCTCCAGACGATTGCACCCAATGCAATTTCCGCACTTTGTCAACATCAATCGCGCATTTGCCATGTAATTCATGCCTATCCTCCACAAGACTCATTTTTTGTGTCAAACCTGCAATAAGCTGCTTTGTGCTACTCGGTAACATCGCATATTCCTTTTGCTGTGCTACTTTCGCCTTGTAACTCCTCATGAAATTTGACTGTATAACACTGTTGACAACTTTGCCATCCATTAATGCCCACTCTCTTAAAGTATTTGGACTACCAACTATCTTTTGAAGGGTTGGTGGTAACTTATCAAAGTTTTCCGCTGCATTATAGTAACTAATTGCTGCTTTGACTTGTTGCCATGCCTCCATCTCAGTCATTTGTTCAGGGCGTGTTATGGTTGCGATTTTTTCTTTGATGTCTGCTATAGTTGGCGGATATTTATGTGTACATATCAGAGCTTTTACTGCTTCAACAACTATTTCGGGATGTTCTTCAGCGAACATTGTCGCCCATAAATCTATTGCTGCATTTAATTCTTCTTTGCTGTAATCTTTATAGAAATTTGGATAAGCTGTTTTTAATATGGTCAAAATCTTTAATGCCTCTTGTCTTGTCACAATAAACCCTCCTCCTTTGCAAGCTCAAGAAATGGGTTGTTTGATTGAGGGCCGCCTTGTTTGATTATAGTTTTCTGGTTCAGATAGCCCTCAAATTTGTTGCTGAATAATGTTTCAGGCCTGAGAAACTTCTCCCATTCTGTGTTTTTCCATTCGGCGCATTTTTTGTCTATGACAGTAAAAAAGTCGTCTTCTACAAACCCTTCTCTTAATCTTGCTTGTATCAGTTCGCTGGTTTTACGTGTAGTGTATTTATATTGAGTTCCGGCTTTTTCGTTAAGATAATCAATGATGCGTTTGCGCGTGACAGACAACGGTTCTTCTTCTTCTTCTTCTTCTTCTTCTTCTTCTTTTTCTTTTTCTTTTTCTTTTTCTTTTTCTTGTTTGCCAAACCGTTCCTCTAACGGTTCCCCTAACGGTTCAGGTAACAGTTCCCCTAACCGTTCCTCTAACCGTTCTAATAGTGATGAATAGTGGCTTTTATCGTATGAATATTTTTTAACTGCCTCATAGAAATTTTTAAGCAACGGTGTTTTGGGAATCTCATCTAGTTTCTGTACAGCGCTTTTAACTTGATTGTGATTTTCAAGAGGATTGTGCTTTAAGAAGTTTGCGATTAACACTACGTGAACCGTTTCGTCATAGTTTACTAAACCGTTCCGCAACAGTTCCCCTAACCGTTCCCTAAACCGTTCCGTTGTCCATCCTAAATCAAAACAAGCGTATGGTTCTGGTAGGAAATAAAAACCTAAAACATTGCGATGTGGCGATGTGAGAAGGTATAGCATAAGATATCTTGCATCATCTGATACTGTTCTCATTTTTTCGTCTTGCCAAAATCTACTTTCAACCCTCGTATACATCTGACCCCTCCACCTTCACAAAAAATAACTCTTGCTTCACAACTTCCTCCGGCCAAAAAGCCTCCCTAAACTTCCCACTCACTCCTTCAAACTCCAGTACCACAAAATACCCTCGTGGATGTCGGTATACTTCTTTCCCTTCGCGTACTTTCGCTCTGCCTATGTGCGCGCGGCTCTTGTCGCTGTGCGTGAATTTCACTTTGTGCGTCATGGTTCTTTGACCTCCTGACATTCCGGGCAATAATGCTTCCATTCCCCGTCAATCAATTTCTTTTTCCAGCCTTCCTCATTCATAAAATCTATTACTTCCGCCCAGCTGTCGCACTCCTGCCCTTCTCCGCAATTGTCGCAGATGGCCATATATTTGTTTCTGTAGATTTTTTCAATCATTTCAATCCCCCTTGCGCATTTTGCCTTTTCATAGCTTCTAATGCGACTTCAAAATGTCCCTTCTGTTTCGTCAATTCCTTTTGTAGTGCTTCGCTGCACTCAGCAATAATTTCATCCGATTCGCGTATTGCATCTTCAAAATATGCTATTGCTTGTTCAAACTTTGTCATTTTATCCCCTCACTTTCCTTCTCTAGCGTCTCCATCTTCTTCAATTCCTTGTGCCCGCAGTAGATGCACCCTCCGCTGTGTCCGCTGACGCGTATTGATTCCCGCCACATACGGGGTATTTAAAACGGTTCATGGTTCATCACCCCAGAATAGTCGTTGTCCACAATGTTTGCAGTACCATTCAGGATAAAATTGTTTGTGCAATTTAAAATTAATGATAGTTGAGTGCCAACAAACAGGACAGGTTATTAACGCAGCATCTTCTCCTTCTTTGTGTTTCAGCTTAACTGGCTTTGGTTGTTGTCGATGGAGCGCTTCCAATGCGGTCAACAGGTCATATGTATTTTCTGTCAAGTCTTTACTGTTGATATATCTTATTGTGCTTATTGCTTGTGCAACGTCCTCATGCGAGAACGGATTTTCCCATGCGTCGCCCGAATCTGTCCGTATTGCTATTTCTCTTAAATCATTATTCATGTTGCTTAATCCTCCTATTCCAGCCTCCCCAGCGGCCCCGGCTGGCGCAAGCCGCTGGATCAAGCTGTTGCAAAATTTGCAATAACTCATCATCTATAAAATCTCCACGGACCTCATGCCAATCGGTCCCTAATCATCGGCCCCGGAGCTCAGTGGGTTCTGTGCGCTAAACATTAACGTAAGTCATTGGGAAAGAACCGCTTCACGCTACAAACACCATCTTTCCAGTTAACTCCTGTATTTCCCGCTTAAATCTCTCGCTGTCGCTGTTGCCATCACTCAAATGCAGCAGCCATATTTCACGAACTCGTGAAAGGTCGTTGGCTTTCAAAAATTCTTTCACGTTCTCCAGACTAAAATGACTCTTGAGTATCCTGCTTTTCAGTTCCTTCGGCACGGCTCCGGCATCCATGTTGCGGTTCAGGATGTCAAGGCTATAATTGCATTCGACAGCAATCAAGTTTAAATTCTTAAATCTAAATGGAGAGTAAAAGCAATCAGTTAAGTACAACATCTTATTCCCTCTGTCATCTGCAATTAAGAACCCGACATTTTCAACATCATGAGGTACAGAAAATGGCAAAATGGTAAGGTTTTTAATCTGAAACTGCTTCATTGGAGTGATAGTGTGGATCCTATGGCTGCTTATATTATTTGAATTCCAAACATCCTGAATCGCATAAACATCAATGCCAGCCCTTATTGCTTCTTTGATGTAACCTGAGTGATCCAAATGTCGATGTGTGACAAGCACAAAGTCCAGACTTGAGGTGGTGAACTCCGTGGCTTCTTGTACCCGTTTCCATGGGATACCGATGTCTATTAATCCAGAAATATTATCAGTTTTTATAAGATGGCAATTCCCTGAACTGCCAGAAGCTATCGGTTTAAATTCGAACAATTATGTCCACCCCTTTTGTCTAACGGTTTTTCAATAGCGTCTTTTATACTCCATCCCCTTAAGAGACGGCTAAGTATAGTTGAGTGCTTTAGTCCACATAACTGCGATATTTCTGCAAGTGTGTAATCTTTCCCCTCATAATGAAGTATGTGGTTTGTTCTCCTGTTTCTTGCTTGAGTCGTTCTGTCTGCCCATGTGCAATTCTCTGGCGAGTAATTACCGGAATTGTTTATTCTTTCGATAGTTAATCCAGGTTTATAACCGTTTTTCATAGCCCAATCGTAGAAAGACAAAAATTCGTTTCGCCACTGGGCACAGACATGTATCCCTCTGCCGCCATACCTGGGGTATGATTTATCATTTTTGTTGTAGCACCTACGCTTCATGGCGAGCCATACGCCATATAGAGGACGCATTTTGCCGTTTTCATCCCAAGTAAGTCCGTGTTTTTTAAACCTTTTTGATGTTGCTTCATGCGCCGCACACCCGCAACTCCTGATTTTACCCCTGACTAAATTTGAAATATATACTATTTTTTCTTTCCCGCAAGAGCACCTGCACAATACACGTCTTGCCCCGTTTTGGGGTGCCGCCTCACCGACAACAGTAAGGCGGCCAAAAACATCCCCTGTTTTTGCAAAGTACTTTCTCTTTTGCGGCATAATCAAAATCCAGACCCTTCCTCGAACATGGTTTTTTGTTTGCCTTCCTGTTTCCTCTCCTGTTTTGGCTCCTCAGGTTTTCTCTCTTTGGGTTCCTCTGTCGCCTTTTCCTCAACCTCTGGCTCTTCATCCATAACCTCATAGTCAACATCAATCAATTCCTGGTTTGCATTTTCCTCTATTTCAGCCTCAACCTCTGCTTCAGCCGCAACCTCGTCTGCACGGTGCACATGGTACATGAGCAGGCTGCCATCATCGGAGCTGTTCAGATACCGCTTGCAGGCACGGTTGATTACGGTCTTTCGGGCCATTTCCTGAGCAAAATCCTTGTGCGTAGAGCCCTCTTTCTCCGGGTTCATCTTTGACTTTGACCAGGCTTTTTGAATTTCAGCCCAGGTCATAATGTCTGTAAATTGCCTGTCATCGTCGAATACGATGGTACAGTATGCGGCTACGATATTGTTGGGGTCCACGTTCTCGATTCTCTGAATGTGCTTTGTGATGTATTTGTTGCCGTTTTTGATTGTGTACTCAAATTCGTCTCCCTTATATACGACCTCAGCGAATATGTCCTTAGCCCCGGCCGCCCGCTTGGTTACTGCCATAGTCCCGAAATATGACCTCTGGAATACAAGTTGCCTGCCGTATGCTATGAAGTATCCCTGTTTTTTCGCTGGATTCAATCCCTGAACTGCCATATCCAGCAGGGCATTTGCGATGCTGTCCTTTGTGCAGTTCTGCAGCACCGGTTTTTTGTCCTTGTCTACAGTGTTCTGGAGTATGAGCCATGCTGACTTCATGGCGTTTTCAACTGAGTAGTTCGGGGGTAGGTGCAACTCCCCGCGGGATACAAACTCCTGAACTTTCTTTCCAACAACGTCCACGACGTCTTTTTTTATTAAAGCTAACTCATTAGCCATTTATACAACCTCCTTCAATTCTTCTCTTTCCGCAAGCTCAATGCGGAGCTTTTTATCGGCAGCCGACACGATCAGCCTGATCTGCTGTCCCTTGGTAGGCAGGATATTGACCACGCTCTCTGCATTGTCTATGAACACCACGGGAGCAAAACCATAATGCTCTGACAGGGTGTTGATAATGTCAAGACCGATATTCAAACGGGCGCCATTATTGAGATTGCTGTACGGGACGCCCTGGAATGTAGTCTCGCAGCACTCTTCTATCCCGCCGTTTACCAGCGTGTTAAAGAGTTTGAAGCGTGCAAACTTGAATTTGCTGTTGATTTTGTCCTCCAGCATCTGGACCTTCGCCCGGATGAATTCCTCTGTGAGATATATCTGCTGCTCCAGTTCCTCAAACTCTGCAGCCAGTTTACGTTCTTCGGCTTTGAGTTCTTCAATGCGTTTCAGACCATTAATCCTGGTATCGATGCGGGCTTGTGCTTGCTCAAGGGCTCTAATGTCCTCTGATAGGGCGTCTATCTCTTTCTGGATTTTTGCGACAGCAATACTACTGTCTGCTTCGAGTTTTCTGATTTCATCTTGCAGGTCACGGTATCTTGCATTAAGCTGATAATATTCTGGAGTTGATTCAATAGGCTCTGCGCCCTTCATGATTTCATCGATTTCAACTTTCAGGATGGCTTCCTGCTTTTCAATTTCCTGGAGTTCTACCGTCATCTTATCCACTGTCTCTCGTGAAACCTTGATTTCATCCTCAAGTGAGGATTTTCTTGCTGCAAGTTGCTTCCCCTCGGCATTTATTGATTCCAGTTTCTCTGCTTTTGCCTTATTGAATTGTTCTAAAGCCTTTTCTCTGGCTGCTAATAACTGCTCCTTTGGTAAAGGCTGCCCACATGTTGGACATGTATCCAATGATAAAAAAGTGGACTGTTCTTGCTCGAAAACCTTGCTGTTTTCTGCATGCCAATTATTGCGGAGAATTTTTATTCTTTCTTCAAGAACACTTATTTCAGATGTTCTATATTTGATATTGCGATTATGGGAATCAATCTTGGCCTTGAGTTCTGCCATATCATGTTGCACACTTGAGAGTTCCCTGCGCTTCTCTCCTACCTTTTCGTCCAGTTCCTGCCGGTGCTTGTTTCTCAAATCCATCATCTGTGCTTCAATAAGCCGGAGCTCTTTTGTTTTCTCTGCAACCTGCCCACCGGCTTTTGCCTGTGCAAGCTCTTCCTGCTTTTGCCTGAGCTCTTCTCTTAATTTTGCTATGTCGTTAGGCAATTCTTCTGCGTTGGAAATGTCGTCCATATTCGGCAGACCCAGTTTAACTTCATCAATGCGGACCGGGATTTTCTCCAGTTCCTTGTTGATTTCGGAGCGTCTGGCCGCAATGACTTTCCTGTGCTGTTCTATGGTCCTATTCCCGAGGATTTCAGACAGCCTGGAAAGCTCGGGATTGGATGCGATGACATCGGTATCCGACACATCCCCGCAGACTTCTAGGAGCATTTCGCGACGTTTCTGCCAATGCAGGACCTCATTGAAATAACGCGGGTCCGTGAGCAACCGGAATATGTTTTCGTCGGCTATCTCGGCTATGCGGGCGTCATATTCCTTTTTCTGAACCGGAACGCCGTCCACGAAATAGTCAGTTGTGTGCCCGGTGAATTCGGCCGTAGCAGAACCGCGCTTCTTGGTCCACTTTTCTTGATATACTTTTTTCAGCGCCAGCCGCTGACCATCCTCAAGTTCAAGAATTGCTTCAACCGAATGTTCAAGTCCGTGCTCGGGCTCTCCGTCTGGTTTGAGGGTTTTGATTTCAAAATCTGCCCTGTTCAGCGAATCCTTCCCGAACAGCAGCCACATAAAGGCATCTGCGAGCGTTGTCTTGCCTGTTGCGTTGTCGCCGAATGCATTTACGTCTTGTCCATTTGTATTTAGCTCAAAATTGCGAATTCCTTTAAAATTTTTAAGTGTAAGATTCAGAATTTTCATACTATCATCCTTTCTTGACACTCCACTGCATCAGTGATACAATGAAGTTGAGTTTTTGTTCGGCTTATGCCGTTCTTTTTTTGTTTTCTTTTACAACTGCAACTACTTTGCCGTCATGGACTACCACCCTGTAGCCCATTTGATGTAAAAGCAAACAGTCATTCAATGCAACTGGTAATGGCATTGGAGTTTTTTTTGTAAACAAATTTTTAATTCTCAACCTGCACACCTCCCCATAGCCTGCAAGCATTTCACAACTACATCCTCAAACTGTTCTGCTGTAACTCCTTTGCCAAAAATCAAGTCGTTCATCACAACGTCCGACTTAGCAAGTTCTATTGCTACCGCCAGTTCTGCATTGTTGATTGTGCGTTCCAACCGACTTTCTATTGATTCACGAAAATTTCTTAACATAAATCAATCCCCCCCTAAAATTTCTTCTAGTTCATCACTCACCAGCTCAGGCATCGCATAATGTTGCTTACCCTTTTTCATCAATCGCCGGATCTCTGAAACAATCTGCTTTGCTTCTTCCTCTGTGTCTCGTGTGCCAAGCAGATGTCGCCTGAATAGTCCTTTGCCGTAGATATTCCAGCCGAATAAAATATCTTTGTAAAAAACAGGTTTATAGTAAACTTTGTGTATGCGATATGTAGCGTCTCTGTCTTGATTTGTGATATACATAATCACACCTCCAATCTAATAACTCTTGGCTTCGTCGAATATCGATGTATAATCACCAATTCTTCCGGCGTGTGCCTAATATAGTGGTAATTCTCCGGATTCAGTCCCTTGCTACTAAGCAACTCCTTCATCCAGCGCTTTAGCCTGCGCTCACGCATACATCACACCTCCTTCCATGCTGAAACAAATAGGGTATTCAACTTTCGTAGTGGTTTGTTCATCAACTTCAATCATCTCCTTTTTTGCTATGTAATGTGGTTGACATACACTTCTGAATCGCACAGATGATAGAAAATGATTTTTTAAAATTTCAAGTAATTTTGAAAGATTTTCGCATTGTAACACCTTATGAAACCTTTTAAATTAAATCGAGTCTATCAAGAAACGTATTCCAATCAACCTTAGTCACATCCCCTAATTGCATAGTGTGGGGATAATTCTTTTGAGTAACTGCAATAGCGTATTTATCAATTTCTGATGCGTAATATTGGTTGTAAACCTTTCCTGCCCTTTCAAGTGCAACTTGCCCGCATGAAATACCATCAAATAGACTTACAACAATATTTAAATTAATTTCTGGAATAAACGATAATATATGGGCTATTACATCTACTGTCCAGCTATTGCCTAAACATTTTTTTGCTTGGCTTTCTGGAATGCAATCACAATAATTATCTGGTAGTGTTTGAAGCCTACAATATTCGGTAACTGTATAATATCTAAAAGGTAATTTGTTTTTAAAAGCGTCGGGATATCGTCCTACTGGTAAAGGTGTTAATACATTATCTTTATCAACAGTCGTAAGACAATTTGATTTATTCGTATTTGTTGCTCTAACTTCAAGGCATTGTGTAATTGGTATATCTTTGTTATAGTCTTCTCGTTTTCCTTGGTCGTTTAACCGTCTACCTATAATTGTCGCTTTGTTTAGTTTTTGACCTCTAATCGCACCGGGATTTATCTCAACATCACTTTCTAATATATCTACAAGATTTATTCCTTTGTCTTTTGGCTGCGTAACATTCGGAATGTTTGTCCAATATAGCCTAACCCTATTCTGTGCCGACACCAAAGCAGAATTGATTTCTATTGGCTTTACACCTAAATGCTGTGTAATTACATCTTCGTATTCCTTCTTCATCTTTACATTTTCAAGTAAGAAATACTTTGGCTTTAATATCTCTAATGCTTTTACATAGTCGAAAAACAATTTGCTTCGTGGGTCAAAGAAATTTAATTGTTTGCCTGCAAAACTGAATCCCTGGCATGGACTTCCACCAAGTAATAAATCTATCATCTTGAACCTCCTTATTTCTTAACCACCATGAAAGTTGTTTAAAATGTTGTTTGTAAACCACCATCAAAGTTGATTACCCGAGACTAGGCATAGCAATATGTACAACATCAATCTTCCTCCTCCCTATCTGCGCCTTTCATAAACAGTACAACGCCTGTCGCAATAAGCAGAAATGTCAAGAACAACAACAATTCAATCACGCTCCTTTCTTCTCCACTTCAACAATCCGTGCGATATAGTCAACACCCTTCGGCGTGACGAATGTCTGGGCGTAGTTGATGACCGACTCCCCCATCTTGATTGGCTTCTCCTTGACCTCAAAATATCTGCGGTCTATGTACTCCTGATAAGGCGTATTGTTGGAACGGATGATTTTCTTTTCCCTGAGAAGTGCAAATAGCTTGTTGCGTCCGATGCCGAGACACTTTGCGACATCGTTCATGGGCTGTAAATTGCTTGCGTCCATGAATGTGTCGTAGGCTTCGGCTTTGGGTAGCAGTTTCTGGCGTTCTTCTTCAAGTGACAATATTTTCTTTTCAGCCAGTTTCAATGCACGCGACATAACCATTTCTGGACTGTTCCAAGCTTTTTCAATTTGGATGAAATATTGTCTGATTGCATGAGCGTTTTCACCGCCGGACATCATGCAGATATGTTTTGCTATGTCGATAGATAAAAGATAGTCGTTGAAAGTTTGATTGTTTGAGTTAGTGTAGGTATGCCTACAGTAGTCAATTTCTTCTTTTATGTTGAGTGATTTTTGGATTCTTTCGAACCAAAGAGAAAATCTTTCTTTGATTCCAAGTTTCTCGTGCAATTCCCTTGCACTAATAACTTGCTCCATGTTGTCGTTTGTTTGAATTGCAATTAGTTCAGACATGATACATTTCCTCCTTATGCGACATGTTTTTCAATCCATGCTTCCAATTCCGAAACTTTAATTAAAAAATCTCTCCCGTTAGGCTTATAAGCCCGCAACTCCCTATTGTGTATAGCACTGTAAATGCGGTCGCGCCCTACACCATATAGTTCAACTGCTTCTCTTACTTTAAGAAACGTTTTTATGATTTGCATTACTTTTCCTTTCTGGTAACCTAGGAGCCAAAAACTTATCTACGTTTACTCCTAGAACACCGCAGATAATTTCATACTCTTCAAGTTTGAGAATTCTTTTGCCTGACAAGGAAAGATTAAGCTTCGGAAGCGGGATTCTTGTGTCGATACTTAATTCTGTCTGTGTGATGTTGTTCTCTTTGAGATACTGCTTAATTTTTTCCCCAACACACATTTGAAATGCCTCCTTTCGAAATGCGATTTCGATTTAATCGAAATCTAATTTTATTTTATTCCGCCTATACCGAAATGTCAATATAAATTTTCGAAAAAACCGAAATTAAATATTTACAATATCGAAATATTTTGATATTATTTGTTTGGAAAGGTGGTGTCTAAAATTAGAACACTAGGAGAACAGATTAGAAGAGCTAGAATAGAAAAGGGTCTGACCCAAAAACAACTTGCGGATCTGCTTGGAGTAAAAAATAACTCTATAAGTGATTGGGAAAAAGGAAAAAGCAAACCGCATGTCGATATAATTGAATTGTTGATGGGCGTATTAGACATTGACGCCAATACACTTTTAGGATGGTCGGAGCCAGAGCAAAGGAAAGCAGAAGCTGAAGCATTAGCAAAACAAATCCTTGCAAGACCAAAAGTCAAGGAAATTTTGCCTGACATAGCAAGGATGAACGATAAAGACCTAGAGTTTCTGGCTGACTTTATAAAAAGACTAAATAAGGAGGGGTAGAAATGAAAGTTCAATCCTATAAAAGTGGTTCGAAGACCTTCTATTCTTGCCGCTTTTGGTATTATAAAAACGGCCGGAAAAAAAGTAAGTATAAATCAGGTTTTGAGAGAAAAAAAGACGCCGAGACTTGGGGTATTGATACAAAGAGAAAATTAGAAGGATTGTCTGCAGGTGCTGATGAAATACTCTTAGAAGATTTCTTAGAAATGTGGATAAAATCTAAGAAAAAGAAATTATCCCCTTCGTCATACAGGGGATACAAAAACAATATAAAACACATAAATGAATATCTAGGGAACACGCCTTTGATAAAAATTAGAACAATAGACATACAACATATGATTGACAGCTTGAGAGATGGTGGATTGAAATACAATGCAGTAAAATATATATATAGAAACCTGCATACTGCAATGAATTATGCAGTAAAAACAGAAATGCTGGACAAAAATCCATGTAAAGGTGTCGAGATTGCGAAAGATGATGAAAAATTTCAAGCTTCCATTTACGATGCTGAAAATCTTCGTAAGCTTATATTTGCTTTGAGGGAACAGGAACACTATTTATATATTCCTGTTCTCCTTGCTTCTTTTAGAGGACTTAGGCGTGGTGAATGTTTAGGACTTCGTTGGTCTGATATTGACTTCAAAAAAGGAGTCGCATATATAAGAAAACAATATATTGTAGAAGAGGGAGAAAAACATTTCCGGAAGGTAAAGACGGATGACTCTGAAAGAGTTATTGATATGACAGGATTTGTAGCCGAAGAATTGAAATTATACAAAGAAAAAATGAAAAAAGCTGGCAACATACAAGAATTCGTTTGCGAAAAAGATGGGAAATTACCGGACCCTTCTCATATTTCGCGGGCATTGAAGAATTTCCAAAAAGCCAACAATTTACCATTGTGCCGATTCCATGACCTTAGGCATACTTTTGCAGTGCTTCAACTTGAACATGGAACAGACCTAGACACACTGAAACGGCTTCTTGGGCACAGTAAAATAAGTATTACATCGGATATATACTTGCACCAAAACACAACTCTTATAAGAACATCATCTTCAAAAATGGATAATATAATAGATTGGCCAACAAAAAAAGAAAATTCAAAAATGTCACAATAA